AAGATAACGACGTCGCGCTCTGGTGCTCACCCGATCGACTCGGTCATGTGGGGGGCGATCTCGCCTGCTACTATCTCGGTATCCAGTGGGGCAAAATGCAAGGGCTCGATGTGGTGTGTAAACTTTCGCAGAGACTTCTCATCGATGTTCCATGCTGGCTGGAGAAAAGCGCAGAGAAGCTTCTGGCGAGCGGATTTGCGACTGGATGTCAGTCTTGCTTCGAAGGCCCGCATCGACTTCCGCTTCGCACCGAGGCGATTTTATTCGATGTTAAAAAATGGCATCGACAAGACGTGCTGCTCCATATGCGGCCGAGGCCTACCAAGAGAATCGCCGCGGAATCGATCGTTATGCAGGCGATGGAGAAAATCGAGTCGGATTTCTGGCGATGGGATCTCTTTCAGGAACGGCGCACCGTTCGTGATCCGGGAGTCGTTTGGCACTGTTCCGCTCCCCGAGAAGAATATCAGAAAATAGCTGATCGATTCGGCATCATTCTCGACTCGTCTTTCACAGTCGCAGGGTGGGGGCACACCCCGAATTATGCCTAAGTGCGAGCGATTTGCCTTCAGAACGGAACAGAGTTACTCTCGATAATATTCTTTTTTTTGGGAGGTCATGAGATGCCAGCAGGCTTATACAATTTCCTCGCGGAACAGGGCGCAACCCTCCAGCGCACCATTCTTTACACCGACGCTAATGACGTCGCAACGAATCTCACAGGCTACACAGCGGCGATGCAAGTGCGACCGACCGCAGCTAGTGCGACAGTTCTGCTCACAGCTACCACTGAGAACGGCAGAATCACGCTCGGAGGAGCTGCTGGAACGATCGACATCGATGTCGATGCGAGCACGATGGAGGCGATGACTCCGGGAAAATATGTTTACGACCTCGAGCTCTATAACGATGGGGTGGTGATCAGACTCATCGAAGGTAGTTTCACAGTGAAAGCGGAGGTAACGCGTGCCTGATTTATTAGTAGTCACCGACGATACTGGTCTTGTCACAGTTTCGCAAGTCGCAAACACGATCACGATTTCGAACCCATCCGCAGCGGTGACGATTAATGACACGACACCAGTGATCGAGATCGCTGAAACGAGCTCGACGATTACTGTTTTTGATGGTCGCGGATTTACCGGGAAACAGGGAGAACCGGGAGCGAAGGGCGACCCCGGAGGAGCTCCTGCCTATCTCGACGACCTGACGGATGTCCTCACGATAAGCCCTGCGGATGGCGACTTATTAAAATTCTCAAGCGGTCTTTCGACCTGGACTAACACGAATCAGATCGATGGTGGAAACTTTTAAGGAAATTTAAATCATGGCGAATACTATCAGATTAAAGCGACGAGCATCCTCGGGATCTTCCGGAGCTCCTGCCTCGTTATCGAATGGAGAAATCGCAATAAATGAGGTGGGCGGTTCAACCGCATGGACTGCTTATTATGGGTACGGCGATTCAGGCTCAGGAGTGGCTTCGAGTGTGGTCGCAGCATTCGGCCCAGGGATGACAGGATCGCTCACAGGAACGCAGACTTGGAGCGGAACGACGAACACTTTCACGAGCGCGGTCGTTCTCACTGGTTCCGTCTCTGGAACTGGAATCAGCAGTTATGTGACCGGAAAGAGGCTCGATGAGTTCGCAGTTCCGACTTCTGCTGTGTCAATGAACTCTAACAAAATTACGAATCTTTCCGACCCGACCTCCGCGCAGGACGCAGCAACAAAAGCTTACGTCGACGCAGCTCGAAGCGGCCTCGATGTCAAAGCCTCCTGCCGAGTTTCTACGACTGCTAATATTACGCTCTCAGGAACGCAGACGATCGACGGCGTCGCAGTTATTGCAGGCGATCGAGTTCTAGTTAAGAATCAAACGACCGGAGCAAATAACGGCATATATGACGTCGCAGCAGGATCATGGACGCGGAGCTCCGACAGCGACACCAGCACCGAGTTTAATTCGGGATCTTTTACTTTCGTAGAAGAGGGAACGACGAACGGCGGTCGAGGTTACGTTTTAACGACAGCGAACCCGATCACCCTAGGCTCGACGTCTTTAACTTTCACGATGTTTTCTTCCTCCGGAACAATCACCGCAGGAACTGCGCTGAGCTTTTCGGGAACGACTCTGAATGTCGGAACTGATGGAACCAGTATCACGACCGATGGATCAGGAAACCTGACGATCAAGTCGACGTGGGTGGGGCAGTCTTCTATCACGACCCTCGGCACAGTGACCTCGGGAACATGGAGCGCCACGGCGATCGGGCTTTCGAAAGGTGGTACTGGTGGCGATCTTTCCGCAGCGAGCGACGGAGCGATCTTTAAAAAGTCTGGTTCATCTCTCACCGCAGCGACTGCGGGAACTGATTATCTTTCCTCAAGCAGCACCGTCGATGGGGGTACGTTTTAGTGGCTAATCCGATTAAGCCAAAACGCAGTTACACAACGACGAACACTCCATCGCTTACAAGTGGAGAGATCGGCATTAATGCGACTGATGGGAAAATATGGATCGGGAACGCTGCCGGGAACGCAAATGTTTTAGTCTCATCTTTATCACGCAGCGATCACACCGGAACGCTCGCCGTCGCCTCCGGAGGAACTGGAGCGACATCTGCGAACGCAGCAGCGAATGCGATTCTTCCATCTCAGACGAGCAACAGCGGGAAATATTTAACGACGAACGGAACAGATACCTCGTGGGGAACAGTCTCGTCAGGAACGACTCTACCAACTGGCGCACTCATGCCCTATGCAGGCGCAACGGCACCTACTGGGTATCTGTTATGCGATGGCAGTAGCGTCAGTAGTTCAACTTATCTCGCACTTCATGCAGTGTTATCTAACACCTATGGTGGATCTGCCTACACAGGGGCAGCAGGGTTAAGTTTTAACCTGCCAGATCTCAGGGGCAGGCTCCCGATGGGTGCTGGCACAGGTAGTGGGCAGAACGCATCAGGCACAGGCGCACCGAGTGGAACCGCACAAACAGCTAGGACTAGGGGCCAGTGGTTAGGGGAAGAAACGCATCTGTTGACCACTTCAGAAATGCCAAGTCATAGTCATAATGGGGCGACTGGAAACGCTGGTAGCCATACGCATACTTTATCAAAAGAAGTTTTAACTTACATGGGAAGTGGCGGTAATAGGTACGACCCCTACCCAGGCTCAGTTTGGGCAGGGCACCCACTAGCAGGGCTAACATTAAGCACGCAAGGCGACCACTCGCACACAATTCCAGCAAATGGTGGCGGTGGCCGACACGCTGTTATTCCTCCTGTTGTGGTTTTAAATTACATCATCAAAACATAGGAACGATCATGGAAATACTTATTACTGAAATGACCACCAGTGAAAACATCACAGGCTTTAATGTGACCTTCATCAATCGCACCAAAAAGAAAATGATTAATGATGCCGACTTCTTCCCAGAAGGATCAGAAGTGGAAGTGAAAATCAAGCAGCTTAAGCGACTACTTAAACAACACTTTGACGCCCAGGCTTAACCCGAAAGGCCCATGATGAACCTCTTCCTTTACCTCCTGTTATTTTCTCAGATCGAGGCGAGCTCCGTCGAGGGTGGACGCACTTCTCCCGATGGGTCGGAAGAGATCCAGATCGATCTCCCCGGATCGCAGCAGATGAAAAACACCGGAGGAAGAGACGGCGCTGGCCTCTGCGTCTTTACCAGCATCGAGCACGCAGGACGATGGCAAAACGTCGATTCCATTCTCGGACTACAGCAGAAGATGACAAAAGAAATGGGTGGAGGTTATCCGTCGAAGGTCGAGAAGATGCTTTCAAAATACTGCGATGGTGCTCAGTACCTTCAGTATGAGGGCAGCGATCCTTCGCTCATCAAGCTCGCTCTTACCACCGGCAGAATGCCTTCGGTCACCTATGGATACTCTCCGCGCTACGCGGGGAAAATTGCGCACATGGTAAACGCAGCGCACCTGACAGAAAAATGGGCAGCGATCCTCGACAATAATTTCCCTGGTGAAAATAAATATGAGTGGATGTCTCCCGCAGAATTTAAAAGACGATGGATCTCTGGAGGTGGTGGCTGGGCAGTAGTTCTTCTCGCTCCTCCTCCTCCTCCGCTGCCAACGAATGACACGGAACCACTTAAAGCGTATGGTCAGAAATGGGGCTCACTCGGGTGCGCTGCGGTCGCAGTGCCTTATGAGTGGCGAGCCATCGATGCGGATCAAGTCGCCCTTTACAGCGGAGCAGTTCAGCGCGGAGTCTGGATCAAAGCTAGACAGTGCTATCGAGAGCTTTTGCCCGATGGGAACTGGGGAGCAGACCAGGAGCTTGCACCGATCGCACCTCCTGAGACTCACCTCATGAAGATGATCGAGCAGAAGGAACAGAACTTCGGGCTCGACCGATCGCGCATCGATTCAGGAGTCGAAAAGTTCTGGCTCGGTGGTCGAGAGGTCACACGGAAGCAGGCATATTCAGCGATCGAGGGAACTGGGAAAGATCTCATTGACGACAGGGAGAAGCTCCGGCTCACTGTGATCGGCACAGCATCAGAGTGTTCATCTGTCATGAAGGATCTCGAAAGCGATCCCGCTTTAAAAGCTTTCGCAGAAACGATGCTAGTTCAGTCTTACAGGCCCGATTCCTGGGCCGTGAAAGATATAGGCCTGCTTCCGGGATCTCCTCGCATTATCGTGCAGGGAGGCCCAGACTCTCGAGGAGCAGGGAAAGTTCTTCATTCTCAGGGCGATTACGATGGAGGAGCGAAAGCACTCGCCGACGCACTGCGAAAAGTTCGCCCAGACTACGACCCGAAACGCGATGCCGACCTTCGCAAGCCTGCGCCAATCCTGCCGACGCCGTCGCTCCCCGGCAATGGAAACAGCACGATCGCACTGCTGGTGATGCTTATCGCTGGTGGTCTGACCGTCGCAGGTTTCCCTGTTCTAGCCTCTCTAGTCAGGGCATGGGGAGCGATGTTTGCAGCTAAAGCGCCAGAGGTAAAAGTTGAAACTTTAAAGAGAAAAACTGTAAAGCCTAGAAAGAAAAAGGCTTAGAAGAAAGTTTTTACACAGCGCTTTATTTATGGAAACTCTAAGAGATGATGAACGAATAATAGGAGGCTAACATGGATGGATTAAAAGCAGGGTGGAAGACTTCAGAATTCTGGACGACGCTCGTCGTTCAGGCAGTTTCGCTCACAGTAGTTCTCGGGCTGATTAATCACACCGAAAGCGCAACGCTTACCGACTCGCTCACGACGATGGTGACTGCCGCATTCTCGCTTGCGATCGCAGGATCGACAGCGATGGCTTACATTAAATCACGATTCGAACTGAAGGCAAAATGAACCTTCACCAGATCATCACGGGTGCGCTCGTCGGGTGGTGCGTATGGCTCACCCTTTTCGGCTCGTGCCACTGCTATGCTGACAGACCATTTTTAAAACTGGCTAAGCTCCTCATGTGGCTGCTCGGGAGTCTCGCTCTCTAGGGGAAAAAGATGGTCGACGATGATCCCTGGTTAAAACACCTCGAGCAGATTTACACCGATCGAGATAACGGAGCGAAAGCATCTGACCCCGAGGATCTGCGAACGCTCATGCTGCGTCGTCTTGTCGTTACCTTCGGGGTCGATTCGGACTACGTCAACAGTCTGATGCCTCTCCTTGTTCAGCAGTTCGTGATCGAATACGCGAGACACGGCAGCTCTCGGAAATGCTTCGAGAACCTCGATGATAACTTCGTTGACTTGAGCGACCCCCGCTTTCAGGTGAAGTTGAAAAAGATTCGGCGTGGTCGTGGAACTGATCCTTATGAAATCCCCAGGGCGAGAGATAAAAACGATGGCTGAAATTACCTGCGCAGGATGCGGGAACATTAGACCACATCGAGCGAAGGGTCTCTGCATTAAATGTTATGATCGAATTCCGCGCAGGCTCATCACCTGCATCTCATGCGGGGAGCGAAAGCCGCACGAGGCGAGGCAGCTCTGCTTCACCTGCTATCGAAAGAGAGGAGCAGATACACCCTTTCTGAAGTCGTCTCTGGGATGCGTGATTGCTGAAGAGGAAGACAGGCGAGACTCTATGAGAGTGCCACCGCTGACCCCGACTATGGCTCGCCCAGGCACAGAGGAAAAGATTCAAGTCATGATTGCTCGACACGCTCGCTTCGAGACTCTCTATCATGAGCATGACTGCGTGATCCCGAAGGAGCTTGACACGATCACACCCACTCGCAGCAAGAATGGTGGCTGGCATAATGGGCCGAGTATAATCTTTTCGACCCCGGAGCTGATCGAGGATGAGTAAGCAGTCTCGATCCATGTCTCTTGCAGAGTCAGCGGCGAACACGGCAGCGGGATTTATTCTTTCCCTAGTGCTCCAGATTTCCCTTTTCTCTGCCATGTCTATCGAAACCACCACCTCACAAAACCTCGTCATGAGCATCGTTTTTACGATCGCATCACTGGTGCGAGGTTACGTCATGAGGAGGGTTTTCTTATGGTTTGAGGAGTCAAAACCCTGACGGAAATCTGACGGAAATGCTTTTTAAAATATGCGTATTCCTGCATAAATATGCGTAAATAATTTAATAGAAAACACTTTATAAAGCCTGCATAATACGCTTTCAGCATCGATGATTTAAGCTGATTAATTAGGTCGATTGGGGTGGAAGAGGTCGCAGGTTCAAATCCTGTATCCCCGACTAGACTTACGGCGAATTTGGAAAATTAAATTTCCGT